GGACGGCATTATAAAGCGGTGAGCGGTCGCTTGAGGCGGGGTTCCGATCCGCCCCTTTCGCCACAATCCGAACCGTTTGCGTAGATGGTGGTTAACGGCCCGCCGCCCGGCGGGCGGGCACAACTGACCATCGCCGGCCCAAGCGGGCTCGCGCACGGACGCACACATGACCATCGACCTCGACGAGAGGCCCGAGCGCGATGACCTCGCGCTGCTGACCCCGACCAAGCGGCTGCACATCATCGCCCAGGTTCTGGCGCACGGCGTCCGCCGACGACGCGAGGACGCCCGCCGCATGGGGCCGATCGGCGACATTTCGCAGCATCCAGAAAGAGAGGACTCAGGACTTGAACCGTTCGGACCGGCTCGCCCTGATCGTCCGCTTGGTTGACGCCTTGCGAACCGGAGAGTCCCAATGAATGCCCCGCCCGATGACATCCCAGCGACGGTGAAGGCCCTGGGCCGACTGACCGTCCCCGAACTGAAGCAGCGATACGCCGAGGTCTTCGGCGAACCGACGCGGACGAACCACAAGCAGCACCTGATCAAGCGGATCGTCTGGCGGATGCAGGCGCTCCGCGAGGGCGGGTTGTCTGAGCGGGCGCGGCGGCGGGCGCTCGAACTGGCCGATGACGCGGAGATCCGCCTGAGCGCCCCCCGGGCAATGGCACGCGGGCCGGGGACGACGATGGCGGCGGCGTTCGACCCGGGCCGCCCGGCGTCGTTCCCGAAGCCCGGGGCCGTGCTCCGCCGCGAGTACAAGGGGCGGGCCATCGTGGTGCGGGTGCTGCCGCGAGGGTTTGAGTACGAGGGCGAGGTGTACCGCTCGCTCACAGCGATCGCCCGAAAGATCACCGGGGCGCACTGGAACGGCGTGAACTTCTTCGGCCTGCTGTCGGCCCGCGGCAAGAAGGGATCGGAGGCGGACGAATGAGCAAACGACCAGACCCCAAGCCGCCGACGCGGGTGCGGTGCGCTATCTACACCCGCAAGAGCACGCAGGATGGCCTTGAGCAGGAGTTCAACTCGCTCGACGCCCAGCGGGAGAGCGCCGAGGCGTACATCGCCAGCCAGAAGACGGAGGGATGGGTCTGCCTTCCCGATCGCTACGACGACGGCGGGTTCACCGGCGGGAACATGGACCGCCCGGCCGTGGCCCGTTTGATGGCCGACATCGAAGCGGGCAGGGTGGACTGCGTGGTGGTCTACAAGGTGGACCGCCTGAGTCGGTCGCTGATTGACTTCGCCCGCATGATGGAGTTGTTCGAGCGGAAGAAGATTTCGTTCGTCTCCGTCACCCAGCAGTTCAACACCACGCAGTCGATGGGACGACTCACGCTGAACATCCTGCTCTCGTTCGCGCAGTTCGAGCGGGAGATCATCAGCGAGCGGACCCGTGACAAGATCGCGGCGGCGCGGCGGAAGGGCAAGTGGTCGGGCGGGCGCTCCGTGCTCGGGTACGACGTGGACCCGGTGACGAAGAAGCTCGTGGTCAATCGCGCCGAGGCGGACCTGGTCCGCGAGGTCTTCCGGATGTATCTGGCTAAGCGGTCGCTGCTCGATGTCTGCCGCGAGCTGAACCGTTGCGGCCTGCGCACCAAGGCCGTCTCCACACCGAAGGGAGGGGCGTACGGCGGGCGCGAATGGGACAAGCCCGCCGTACTGAAGGTGCTGTCCAACATCCTGTACCGGGGCCGCGTGCGGTACAAAGCCGAGACGTTCCCGGGTGAGCACGAGGCAATTGTGGACGAGGCGCTATGGACGAGGGTCCACGAGCTGCTGCGTTCCAACGGCCGTGCTGGCGGGATGCTCGTGCGGAACAAGTACGGCGCGCTGCTGAAGGGTCTGATCCACTGCGGTCCGTGCGGGCTGACGATGGGGCACACCACCGCGAACAAGAACGGCACGCGGGTGTACCGCTACTACGTCTGCTACAAGGCGCAGAAGCAAGGGTGGGACTCGTGCCCGTGCCGGTCGCTGCCCGCGGAGCAGATCGAGGGCTTCGTGGTCGAGCAGATCCGGAGCATCGGCAAGGACCCGGCGCTGCTCTCGCTCACGCTGGCAAAGTGCCGCGAGCAGATGGCGACCCAGCGGGCGGCGGCGGAGGGCGAGTTGGTCGGCGTCGAGCGCGACCTGGCCCGGTTCCACGCCGAACTTGGCCGTGTGGCGGGCGACGCCGCCACCAACGCCCACGCGACGGGGCGCTTGGCCGACCTTCACGAGAAGGTCCGGGGAGCCGAGGAGCGGGCCGCGGTGCTGCGACGCCAGATGGCGGACGCCGACGCGGGGCAGATCACCAAGGCCGAGGTGGACGCGGCGCTCGGCGAGTTCGACGACGTCTGGTCGCGCCTGTCGCCCAAGGAGCAAGCCCGGCTGATGCGGATGCTGGTCCAGCGCGTGGACTACGACGCCACAAAGGGATCGGTATCCATCACGTTCCACCCGTTGGGCCTGCGGTCGATCGGTCAGCGCGAGCGTGAGGAGGTGTCGGCATGAACGACGGCGTCACGATTGACTTCAAGGTCCATGTCACCACCGGCCAGTTCGGGTCGCGCGTGCTCCACGCCGGAGAACGGGCGACACCGCCAAACGTGGCTGCGGGGCGCGTGCCTCGCATCTCGCGGCTGATGGCGCTGGCGATCCGGTTCGACGAACTCGTGCGCAGCGGCGAGATTGCCGACTTCGCGGACATCGCCGAACTCGGCCAGGTCACCCGCGCCCGCGTGAGCCAGATCGTCAACCTGCTGAATCTCGCGCCGGACATCCAAGAAGCGATTCTGTTCCTGCCCCGGGTGGCAGGCGACCGGGAGGGATTGACGGAGCGGTGCTTTCGGAATGTCCTCTCCGAACCCGATTGGCAGCGACAGCGAGAAAAGTGGAATGGCGGTCAAAGTGTCGCTAAGTGATGCTTTTACAATGCTTTAGATACGATCAGGAGGACGACTACAAGCCCCGTCCGAAGCCCTATCGCTGATTTTGACTTCCGCGCTTTGACATCGGAATACGGCGCTTGTATTCTTTGCCGTCTTGCGTCTATCGTTTACGCCTCTGCCCGTTCGCGGCACCTGCGGGTGACATGCAACGAGCCATCAAACCAGCAAGCCAAAGGAGCATCGATGAGCACCACCGAGCACAACGCAACGCAGTCCGATGTCACCCCGGAGGAGACCGTTTCGCCGGATACGGGGAAGGACCGCGCGGGCAAGGCCACTGATCGCAAGCACGGCAAGAGCTTCGTGTACCTGGCGCTCAAGGACTGCGACGAGGCGCTTCGGAAGATCGATCCCCACCACAAGCAGATGTCGATCGAGGGCTTCGCTCGAGCTCTCGGGCACGATGCTCCGAAGGGCCGTTTCCGGCACAAGCTCGACGCGCTGCTGAGCTTCACGCTCATCGAGAAAGATCCCGAGAACGTCCGCCTCACGCCGCTGGCGATTGACATGCTCTACGGTGGAAGCGAGGGCACGAAGGCGAAGATGCGGGCGACGGCATTCCTCGCCTACCCCGAGTTCAAGAAGGTGTTCGTCGAGTGTCCCAAGGGGCAGGACAATCAGCGCAGTCACGTGATCGACTTCGTTCGCGCCAAGCTCGGCATCGTGAACGAGGAAGAGCGGTTCATGAAGCTCTTCCTCGAATCGGCGCACTTCGCTGGCCTGCTTGACGGTCCCCTGAATCCCGATGCAAAGGTGTTCAAGCTGAGGGCCGCACCATCATCGCCGGGAGCGCCGGTGGAGTCGAACGGCGCGTCCAGTGCTCCTGAGGACGACTTCGCAACGCTCCCCATCGAGGAAGTGGAGTCGGCTCTCGATGCGGTCGGACTCAGCGACTACCGAGATCGGAGCGACGTGAAGCAGCGTGCTACGGGCAAGTTCAAGCTCACAGTTGGTGACGGGAAGATCACCGTGGAGATCGACCGCCCGATCCGCATCGTGATCCGACCACATGATCTTCTTGGCGAACTTCCGGAGATTCTCGCCGCCATGAAGTCGAAGGGCCTGAAGCCGTGAGCCGCAATCCGAGGCCAGCAAAGATCCATCTAGAAAGCCGCCTGCGCCAGCGGTAACTGGTGCAGGCAGGCTCAGTCGTGCTTCCGCGGCCAAGCAGATCGGCCAAGCGGAAGGCCGGGACGGTTCCCGACTCAGGCTTGCACCTGAGGATAGTGCGGCGAACCGACGGCGACAAGAAGTTCTGCTCGATTGCAGGAGTTTGCCGTGAACACGCACAACCACATCACCTAGCCAGCAACTCGCACTGACACCGAGGCTCTGAAGGGCGATGACCATGCCGCAGGCTGCGGCTGCGTGATCCGTCCGCGGTGACTCTGCGCTTACTGCTAGCCGTCAACTCCGTTCACTCGTTTGGACCGTCTGTGGTCTCCCGCCTCAGCGAGCGCGATCAGTGCGCGCCGTTATGGATGACTCGCCATGTCGCTCGATGACCTCTCGTTTCGTTTCAGTCGGAAGCTGGCCCGTATCAAAGCGGGACAGGTGACCAAGAAGTACCGATCGCTCGAAGTAGAGGACGTCGAGCAGAGGTTGATCATGGAAGTTCTCATACGCTGGCCGCGCTATGACCCCCTCAGGGGCACGCCGGAAGCGTTCGTTGAAGAGGTTATTCGTGGACAGGTGTGCAAGATCATGCGGTCAGAGCGCCGCAGGCGTGCGAGGCTTCGTCGCTTGCGAGGAGTACTCATCGCCTCGGTGCGGGAGGACGATCCTCGCGATCCGATCCGCTGCCTATCGCTGCGAATGGACGTGCCCTGCGTCGTTGGCACACTGCCTGCCCATCTGATTGAAGCGTGTCACCATCTTGCGAACGAGACACGCTCGGTGGCAGCTGGAGCGGCGGGGATGTCGAGGAACGGCCTCGCCGGCGCGATCAAGCGTTCCCGCCCGCACTTTCGCAAGCACTCGTTGGATTTGTATTTGTGAGTGGGCAGCGCGTGAGCGTGCGGGTTAGGAGAAGCGCGAGAGCAAGAACATCACGACGAGTACCTCGGTGAGGTCTCCGGGCAACGCGGCGAGAGTGCGCCGTGCATGGATGTGCCACGCTCGTTACGAGGCCTGTGCATGAAGATCGACCCCAAGCATTTCGCCTTTGCCAACATCGTCATCCGCACCGAAGTCAAGAAGCTCCGCGAGCGCGGAATCATCCGCCGCGCGGATGCGGAGGACATTGCCAGCGAGCTCATGGCTCAGTTGTTGGAAGTGTGGGACCGCTTCGATCCCGATCGCGGCAGCCGCGAGGCATTCATCAACCAGGTGGTCAGCACGCGGCTTTTGTCGCTCCTCCGGGAGCGGCGCGCCCAGAAGCGCCGCGGCACACCGCGCCCACTCGACGCCGACGACGACACCGCCATCGACCACTCATGGTCGGGCGACGCGTGGCTTCGCAAAATCGACCTCCGCGTGGACCTGGAGATCGCGTTCAGCAAGTTGAACGCGCGGCAGCGCTCGCTCTGCGAGCAGATGCTGCGTGAGGCGCTGACCCCGGCCGCCAAAGAGCTGGGTGTGCCGCGCAGCACGCTCCGCTACGTCGCCCTCAAGGTCCGTCAGATCTTCCGCGACGCGGGGCTCGAGGAGTATCTGTGAGCGTCTTCGCCACTCCGCGGGCGTTTCGCGTAGATGGCACAAGGAGAACACCATGAGCATCGGCAACCCCCGCACGGGACGGTCTGTGTACCGGCTCGTGTTTGAATCCGACGTCGATATGGACACCGTGGAGGAGACGCTGCTCCTGGCGATCCTCGCTGTCGGATGCCTGTACGGCGAGGCGGCCGTCCGGCTCGATGCCGGATACGCAATCGAAGCGGATGCGCGGGTCGTCGTCCTGGACGCCGCCACCGAGATCGGATGCGCCGTGGCCCGCGTCTTCATCGGCTTCTGCACGCGTGAGTTTGGCGACGACACCTTCGCCGTCGTCCGGGCCGACGGACCGGTGCCGAAGCGTCCAACCGCAACCACTCGCCCGTGCGAGCCGGTCGCATGAGCCAGTTCCGTGGCACGCCCCTCGTACGGCTCGGCCAGGGCGACTTCGTCCGCGACATCTTCCCCCACGACCTTGATCCCAACGGAGAACCCATGACCGCGACCACGCTGATGCACCAGATCACCAAGGGCCGCAGGCCCAAGCCCAGGCGCGTGATGCTGTACGGCACGCACGGCATCGGCAAGAGCACATTCGGCGCGATGACCGAGAACCCGATCTTCATCCCGACCGAGGATGGCCTCGGCGACATCGAGTGCGAGTCGTTCCCGCTGGCGCGGTCGCTCGGCGATGTGATGGCGGCGCTGGAGTCGCTGTACTCCGGCGAGCACGGGTACAGGACCGTCGTCATCGACTCGCTCGACTGGCTCGAGCGGCTGATCTGGCGCGAAGTCTGCGACGACGAGCAGGCGGAGAGCATTGAAAAGATCGGGTACGCGAAGGGGTACGCCTTCGCCATCGAGAAGTGGCGGACGGTGCTCGGGGCGCTCGACGCCCTCCGCAGCGATCGTGGCATGACGGTGATCGTCATTGCACACGCCAAGATCGAGAAGTTCGAGAACCCCGAGACGGTGCCGTACGACCGCTACTCGCCGCGCCTGCACAAGCTGGCGTCGGCGCTCGTGCAGGAGTGGGCCGATGAGGTGCTCTTCGCCACGTACAAGGTGCTCACCGTCAAGGTGGACGAGGCCTTCAACAAGGCCAAGCACAACGGCGTCGGCACCGGCGAGCGGATCATCCGCACCGTCGAACGCCCGGCGCACGTCGCCAAGAACCGTCTGAACCTCCCCGATGAACTGCCGCTCGACTACCGCGTCTTCGCGGAGCACGTCGCCGCCTCGCGCGGCGAGTCCGCATCGATCACCCCCACCCCCCAGAACACCGACGCCGTGCCCAGCGAGGGCGCGGCCACCACCAACTGAAAGGACTCTGACTCATGGCGAACCTGAACAACTTCGACGCGAACAACGTGGACCCCTCCGTCGCCCTTGACCCGATCCCCGCGGGCAAGTACATCGCCGTCATCACCGAGACGGAGATGAAGCCAACGAAGGCCGGTGGCGGGAAGTACCTCCAGGCCACGTTCCAGATCATCGACGGCGAGTACAAGGGCCGCCTCGTGTGGGCGCGGCTCAACCTGGAGAACAAATCTGAAATGACGGTCAAGATCGCGCGGGGCGAGCTCTCCGCGATCTGCCGCGCCGTCGGGGTCATGGCCCCGAAGGACTCGATCGAGCTCCACAACATCCCGCTGGAGATCAACGTCGGGCTGAAGAAGCGCGACGACAACGGCGAGTTCACCAACGTGATCAAGGGCTACTCCAAGAAGGGCGGCAGCGGCGCTGCTGGCGCTCGCGTGCCCGTGGGCGTCGGCTCGGGGAGCGCGGGGGGGACGCCGCCCTGGAAGCGATAAGCCCATCCGGTCGCGTCCTCGAGCTCCCGTACCCGCCGAGTGTCAACCACATCTGGCGTCGCATGGGGCACAGGACTGTCATCAGCCGCGAGGGCCGGCGCTACCGCAGGGACGTGTGCGCCGCCCTCGCGGCGATGCGGGTGGAGCGCATGGATGGACGCCTGGCGGTGCGCGTCACCGTCTGCCCGCCCGATCACCGCCGGCGCGACCTGGACAACGTGCAGAAGGCGCTGCTTGACGCGCTCGCCAAGGGCGGGGCCTACCGCGACGACTCGCAGATCGATCGGCTGCAAGTGGAGCGAGGTCCGGTGACCCCGGGCGGCAAGGTGCTGGTGGAACTGACCCAGATCACAACGCAAGGAACCAACCCGTGAACCAGAACTCCGGACGATGGCACCGAGTCGCCATTGAGTGGTCGGACGGCGCGAGCATCTCGACCGGCTCGATCCAGATGGCATACGAGGCAAACAGCGAGCTCAATAGCACCGTGGCCATGACCCTCGGGTGCGTGCTGCGGCAAGTCGGAATGTCCGACGTAATCGTCGCCGCCGAGATCCTGAGCCACTCGGAACCGAACGACGCCAATGGAGAGGTGCTCGCCGAAGCCGCAGGCCGGTTTCTGCGCCGTCGAGAGGACTCTCTCAAGCAATGAACCTGCGTCCCTACCAATCCGAAGCCGTCGCCGCGGTGTACGAGCACCTGCGGACCCGCGACGACAATCCCTGCGTGGTCATCCCGACCGGCGGGGGCAAGACGCCCGTGATCGCCACGATCTGCCGTGACGCGGTCGGGCCGTGGAACGGGCGGGTCGTCATCCTCGCCCACGTCAAGGAACTCCTCGAGCAGGCCGCGGACAAGCTCCGGCACATCGCGCCGGACGTGCCGGTGGGCATCTACTCGGCGGGGCTGAAGCGCAAGGACCTCGGGTACGCCGTCACTATCGCGGGCATCCAGTCCATCTACCAGCGGGCGTGCGACCTGGGGCCGGTGGACCTGCTCATCGTGGATGAGGCGCACCTGATCCCGCCCGACGGCGAGGGGATGTACCGCCAGTTCATCGCCGACGCCAAGGTCGTGAACCCGCTGGCGCGCGTCATTGGGCTGACGGCGACGCCGTTCCGCATGAAGTCCGGCCCGATCTGCGAGCCCGGCAACATCCTCAACCACGTCTGTTTCGAGGTCGGTGTCCGCGAACTGATCGTGCAGGGCTTCCTCTCGCCGTTGAGGACCAAGGCGGGGCTCCAGAAGGTCAGCACCGACGACCTGCACGTTCGCGCCGGCGAGTTCGTCGCCAGCGAGGTCGAAGACCTCATGGACAAGGACGGGCTGGTCGAGGGCGCCTGCGCCGAGATCGTCGAGCACACCAAAGACCGAAATGCCACACTGATCTTCTCGTCGGGCATCCGGCACGGGCAACACATCGTGGAGGTGCTCAAGTCCAAGCACGGTGTCGAGTGCGGGTTCGTGTCCGGCGATACGCCGGCGGGCGTGCGTAGCGGCATCCTCGACCGGTTCCGCTCGGGCGATCTCAAGTACCTCTGCAACGTCAACGTGCTGACGACCGGCTTCGACGCGCCGCACATCGACTGCGTGGCGCTGGTGCGGCCGACCATGTCGCCCGGGCTGTACTACCAGATGGTGGGCCGGGGCTTCCGCCTGCATCCTGGCAAGGCCGACTGCCTCGTGCTGGACTTTGGCGGCAACGTCCTCCGGCACGGGCCGGTGGATGCCATCCGCGTCACCACGGACGATCGTGGCGAGGGCGAGGCCCCGGCAAAGGAATGCCCGCAGTGCCACGCGCTCATCGCGGCGGGCTACCAGACCTGCCCGCAGTGCGGGCATCAGTTCCCCGAGCCCAACAAGCAGAAGCACGAAGCGCAGGCCAGCACCGAGGGCATCCTCAGCGGCCAGACCACGCGCGAGGAGCACAACGTCAGCGAGACGACGTACCACGTCCATATGAAGCGGAACGACCCGGCCGCACCGCTCACGATGCGCGTCGAGTACCGGGTCGGCTTCAACCACTACTTCCGCGAGTGGGTCTGCTTCGACCACACCGGGTACGCCCGCACCAAGGCCGAGGCGTGGTGGCGGGCGCGCTCGGTCGAGCCCGTCCCCGGCGGCACCGAGGAGGCGGTCGAACTCGCGCGGGCCGGGGCGCTCGCCCCGGCGCTGCACATCACGGTTGAGAAGAAGGCTGGCGAGCAGTTCGAGAGGGTGGTCGCGCACCGGCTGGGGAACAAGCCACCGCGGCTCGAGGGCGATGAAGGCCTCCCCGAGCGACTGCCCGAGCCGGTCGGCACCACGTACGGCATCCCCGACGACGAAATCCCCTTCTGAACAGGAGCACACGATGATCACGATCACCATCGAAGAGACGGACAAGGACGGCCGCGTGCTCGGACGACATGTGGCCTCGGCTCCCATCGACAAGACCGACGCCAAGGGCGTCGGGTCGCTGCCGGCCCGCAGCGTCGGCGGCCTGATGTATCACGGCCAGACGCGGGCCGAGGTGCCGCTGCTGCTCGCGGCGGCCGGGACGCACCGGTCCAGCCGCTGCACCCAAGCGATCGCGCACGCCCTCGGGCTGGCCGGGAGCGAGCACAGCTTCGAGTACGCGGTGAAGCCCGTTGTGGACATCGACCGCCTGCTCGATTACCGCGCGAGCAAGAAGGACCGCGAGCACGCTGCGCAGATGCTCAAGATCATGGGCGCCGGCGTCAAGCCGCGCGAGGGCGACGAGTAAACGATGAGCGACGGCCTAACCAACCTGCTCGACGCGGCGCGGTGGTACCGCGCTCGCGGCTACGCGCCGATCCCTGTGCCCGCGGGCTCGAAGGTGCCCGTGCTCAAGGGCTGGACGGACCTGCGCCTCGCGGAGGCCGACCTCCCGCAGTACTTCAACGGCACGGGAAACGTCGGCGTGCTGCTGGGCGAGCCGAGCGGCTGGCTCGTGGACGTGGACCTCGACTGCGAGGAAGCGGTGGCGCTCGCGCCGACGTTCCTGCCGCCGACGGGCGCGAAATCCGGTCGGCCCGGCAAGCCATCGTCGCACTGGTGGTACATCTGCCAGGGCGCGAAGACCCGCAAGCACCAGGACCCGGCATCCAAGAAGATGATCGTCGAGCTCCGAAGCACCGGGTCGCAGACGGTCGTCGGCCCGAGTGTTCATCCCAGCGGCGAGCCGTACGACCCGCTTGAGGGCGAACCGGCTGTCATGGATGTTGAGGCGCTCGGTGCAGCGGTCGCTGCGCTGGCGGAAGCGGTTGTCGAACGTCGGCACGGGCGCAAAGAAGCGATCGATTCTCAGCCGCGCCCGCTAGGAAGCGATCGTTTCATAGCAGCGGACGCCGTCCTGCGCCGGGCCGAGGCGTACCTTGACCGCATCCCGCCCGCGATCTCCGGGTCGGGCGGGCACGGCCAGACGTATGCGGCCGCGACCGCGATGGTGCACGGGTTCGGGCTCGACGCGGAGACGGCGTTCGCGCTGCTGTCGGACAGGTACAACCCGCGCTGCCAGCCGCCGTGGTCGGAGAAGGAGCTGCGGCACAAGGTCAGCGACGCGGCGAGCAAGCCGCACGACCGACCACATGGGTGGTTGCGCGACGCCCAGAAGCCGGAGGACCAGGGCGGCGTGGACCTCTCCGGGTTCGATCCCGAGCGCCGGCGCTTCACCGGCGAGTGTCCCCGCTTCGAGCGCCCGGCCGATCCGGGGCCGTTCCCCGATCACCTGCTCCGCGTGCCGGGCTTCATCGAGCAGGTGGTCGCGCACAACTTGGCGACGGCCACGCGGCCGCAGCCCGTGCTGGCGCTCGCGGCCGCGATCTGCCTCCAGGCCGTGCTCGCGGCCCGCAAGGTCCGCGACGAACGCGGCAACCGTACCAACGTCTACAGCGTCGGCGTGGCGCCCTCCGGCGCGGGCAAGGACAACGCCCGCAAGGTCAACAAGAACATCCTCTTCGCCGCGGACCTGGTCGAGCACGAGGGGAACGAGGACCTCGCGTCGGACGCCGGGCTGATCACCGCAGTCGAAAGCGAGCCGGCGATCCTGTTCCAGATCGACGAGTTCGGGCGCTTCCTTCGCACCATCGGCGACCCCAAGAAGGCCCCGCACCTGTTCAACGTGCTGACGGCGCTGATGAAGCTCTACAGCAGCGCCGACACGGTCTTCCGGGGCAAGGCCTACGCGGACAAGAAGCGGAACAAGGTGGTTGATCAACCGTGCGTGAGCGTCTATGGCACGACCGTCCCCGAGCACTTCTTCGAGTCGCTCACCGCCGACAGCCTGAGCGACGGGTTCATCGCCCGCCTGCTCGTGTTCGAGTCGGCCGAGACGCCGGCGCGGCAGCGCGCCAAGGCAACGGGCGTTCCCGAACCCCTGAAGCAGGCCGCCGAGTGGTGGGGAGCGTTCAAGCCCGGCGGCAACCTTGCCCCCGAGCACCCCCAGCCGATCGTGGTCGAGACCACGCCGCAGGCGGGCGAGGTGTTCGATGCGCTCGCCTCAACGGTGGATGTCGAACTGGGCAAGCCCGATGAGACGGGGCGGTCGCTGTGGGCTCGCGCGGAGGAGAAGGCGTGCCGCCTGGCGCTGATTTACGCCTGCTCCGCGAACGCCGAGAAGCCCGTGATCGATGCCGACGCCGCCAGCTGGGCGTGCGACCTGTCGACCTATCTCACGCGGCGGATGCTCTACATCGCCCACGAATGGGTCGCCGATGGCGTCTTCGACGCTCGGCAGAAGCGCGTCGTGCGGGTGGTGCGCAAGGCGGGTGGAAAGATCTCCCGAAGTGAACTCTGCCGCAAGACGCAGTGGCTGACCCAGCGGGAGCGGCAGGAAGTCATCGACAACCTCCTGGAAACACAGCAGTTGCGGCAGGAAGAGGAATCCTCCTCGACGCGGCCGAAGGTGGTCTACGCCCTTGCCTGAACCAGATCTTTCAATCTTTCACCTACTCACCGCGCGCGTACGCGATACGCGCACGCGTGGGCACGCGCCCGGGCGGAAGGGAGGTATTGAAAGATTGAAAGATCTCTCTTTTCCATCATGTACTTCTCTCCTCCCGCCCCACCGCGCCCATGCAGGTCGCGTGCCAGGGCGAGCCTACCACGATCCCAACAGCCGGAAGCCTAACGGCGAGGGGGAGGGGGTCGGTAGACGCTTCGTCGCGCGCGATCGACAACACATTGTCGATGCGTCAGGCCGCCAACCGGAGGAGTTTGAACAGATGCTGCATCTGACGCTGCACGGCCTGGTACTGCAGGTCGATCTCCGCGGTCGCGCCGACCTTGGGGCCGGACTTGCACCGCCCCTTGTACGTCAGGAGTGGCTTGAGTACCTTCTCGCGCAGCACGGTGTACCCCGCCATGAGGCGCAGGCCCTCGGGCGTGACCTCGTAGCGGTGCGAGCGATCGCCGGCCTTGCGCACCAGGCCCTTGGCCCGGAACTTCTTGAGGTCGTAGGAAGCGTGGCGCGGCGCGTAGTCGCCGGCCTCCTTCCATGTCTCGCGCAGCTTTGTGGCGAGGTCGGACGCGGTGAAGCCGCGCGGCATGAGCGCGAGCGAGACAACGCCGGCGATCACGGCGCGCACGCGGGCCTTGTTGAGGTCGATCCCGCCGACGCGCGTCTTGCCGACCACGCCCGGCGTGGGAAGCTCCTCGATGGACTTGTCGCTGATCCACGCCACGTCCACGCAACGCAGTGCTTCGAGGAAGCGGCCCAGGAGCTCCGAGAGCTTCCCGACCACCTCGGGGAACTTCTCCAGCAGTCGGCCGCACTTGAGGTCGGCCACGTTGTGGGCGATCGCCTCGGTCCGCAACACGCACTCGCCTTTGGTGTAGATCTTCAGGGTCAGGCGCCCAAAGTGGACCTTGAAGATCGTCAGGTCGTACACAGGCATCTCGAGCACGGTCTCTTCGCGGGGCGGTTCACCGCTCGGTCGTGCGCGTCGACGGTGCTTGACCCCGAAGATGGTCATCACTCGCCGGATGTCCAGGAACGACCGTGTCCGATCAATCACCCCGTTGAACACCTGCTCCATGTGGTGTCCGTTGTGGAACAGCAGGTTGCGGCTGTACTCGACCTGGAAGACCGAGTAGCGGTAACGGAAGCCGGTTCGCTTCTGATCCTCGAAGGGCAGCCCGAAGCAGACGCACCGGTAGATCCACCGCTCGCAGACCTGCTCGAGTCGCCCTACAGCGGCCGGCGACCGCAAGGCGTCCGCGACCCGGGCCAGGGCTTCTGCGTCGGCGACCTCCGTGAAGCAGTTGCCCTCCTTGGCGAACGCGATGCCCTTCTTCCGTGCCTGGCACGCGGTGAACTCGTGGCCGTTGAGCATGACCTGCGCCGAGAACGGCGCATGCCCGCTCATCTTGATGGTGACGTGACCCCACTCGGGGTCGATGATGTGGAACGAGTAGTGGTACACGAAGGGCATGGGCTGCTTGCGCTTCAGGTGCAGCCCGCCGTTGGGGAACCGCAGCACCTGCCACACGGGCGTGGGAACGCGATTGACCATCACGGCGAAGATGCCGGTGAAGCTCGGATCGGCGGGCGTGTGCTGCTCGGCGATCTGGTGCTTGCGGTCGCCGACCTTGCAGTAGATCACCGGGATGTTGTGCTTCTTGGCCCAGCCACGGACGCGACGGGCGAAGCGACCGGCGACGCGCATCAAATGGGTGTCGTCAAGGTTGGCATCACCGCCCTGCCACTCACGCCAGAAGGTGCGGAAGCCGCCGGGCGAGCCGCCCAGCGCGAAGAAGGCGTTGATGACGATCCGGTCCACGACGTCGTAAGTGTTGTCCAGCAGCGGCGCGTAGTACGCCGTGAACGGATCGGGGGTGTTCATGGGCGACTCCATATAGAGGATGGAGCGCGATCGTATCGGACCTCCGAACTGCGGCGCAGCCGCCACATCTGCCGGGCGCAGTCCAGGCCGATGGCTAGGTACTTCCCCGCCCGCGTGGCGTTGCTACGCCCGCGGGAACAACCGCGCTTGGCGACAGAGTTTGTTTCGCGCGTCCGGGGGGCGGGAGACCCCGGTGGCGGGGTCGGTACGCCGCCCCGCCAGGAACGCGACGTGGGCCAACGTGGGCGAACCCGTGGCCAACGGGCGCGGCCGGTAACGGGCAGGAATCGGGGCGCTTCGCCGCCCCCGGACGGGCCCGTCAGCCCGAGCGATCCATCGAGCCAGCGATCCACGGACCCGCCGCGCCGCGGCGGGCCAACCACGCCTCACGCGCGGCGCGCTGTCATGCCGCGTCAACGACGGAGATCGCCGTGAACATCGAGATGCTTCCCATCGACGCGGTCAAGGAATACGACCGCAATCCTCGCACCATCAACGACACCGCGATCGACGCGGTTGCCAGGTCGATCCAGGCCTTCGGCTTCAAGATCCCGATTCTCATCGACGGCGACGGCATCATCATCGCCGGCCATACCCGACTCCGTGCGGCGCGGAAGCTCGGGCTGAAGGAAGTGCCGACGATCCGTGCGTCGGACCTGACGCCCGACCAGGTCAAGGCACTCCGCATCGCCGACAACAAGGTCGCGTCGCTCACGGCGTGGGACATGGAGCTCCTGCCCATCGAGCTCGCCGATCTCAAGGGTGCGGATTTCGATCTCGCGCTGCTCGGCTTCAGCGCCGAGGACCTCGCGGCGATCATGGCTCCCGCAGGCAACGATGGCCTCACGGACCCCGACGACGTGCCCGCGCCGCCGGACGCCGCGACCACCCTGCCCGGCGACATCTGGGTGCTCGGCAACCACCGGCTGATGTGCGGCGACTCGTCGAAGCCCGCAGACCTGGACCGCCTGCTCGATGGCCAGCCGATCCACCTCGTGAACACCGACCCGCCATACAACGTCAAGGTCGAGCCGCGCTCGAACAACGCGATCGTCGCCGGCCTGAGCTCATTCGCCCTCCCGGGCAAGGCCGACCAGCATGACCAACAGAGCGCCGACCTCAACCGCTACCCGGAGAAGAGCCGCGCCACGCACAAGAAGCTCCGCGCGAAGGACCGGCCGCTGGCGAACGACTTCGTGTCGGACGACGAGTTCGACCGGCTGCTCGCGGCGTGGTTCGGGAACATTACCCGCGTGCTGATCCCCGGCGGCACGTTCTACATCTGGGGCGGCTACGCCAACTGCGGAAACTACCCGCCCGTGCTCAAGCGCTGCGAACTCTACTTCGCGCAGGCGATCATCTGGATCAAGGAGCACCCCGTCCTGACGCGCAAGGACTTCATGGGCAACCACGAGTGGTGCTTCTACGGGTGGAAGGAAGGCGCAGCGCACCGCTTCTTCGGTCCCGCCAACGTTCCGGACACGTGGTCGATCAAGAAGGTGAACCCGCAAAGCATGGTCCACCTCACCGAGAAGCCCGTCGAACTGGCGCGGCGGGCGATCGAGTTCTCGTCACGGCCCGGGGAGAACGTGCTCGACCTCTTTGGCGGGAGCGGCTCGACGCTGATCGGCGCAGAGATGACCGGACGCCGCGCGTTCCTCATGGAGCTCGATGCGCTCTACTGCGATGTCATCGTGCAGCGGTGGGAGAAGTTCACGGGCCGCAAGGCGGAACGTCTTCCCGCCAAGGGCACGGCCGAAGAGAAAGCCGCGACCCGGAAGAAGGTCGCGGCGGGGAGCGGCGCGTGATGGCCGCTTCAGTCGTCTTCGAGCGTGGGAAGCACCCCGTCGGTCGCCTCGTCCCATTCGAGGGTGTAGCGCTCGGCGATGTCCTCGAGCTCGTGCTCGGTGAGGTAGTCCGCCGTCTTGCGCTCTTGGCATGCTGCGACAGCCCGCGCGAGGTCCGTCCACTCCTCGATGGTGAGCACCTGGTCTTGGCGTGCGCCAAGCAGGTAGAGGGCGGCTTGAAGCACGGCCTCGAGTTGCGCTTCGCGGTGGGGCGTGGCGGCCATGGGTCAGGCCCCCTTCCCCGCCACGAACACGCCGCGCTCGTGCTTCTTGAAGCGGGCGGCAGTCCCCTTGGCGGCGATCTCGCGGATGATGGCGGCGTAGAGCGTGGCTTCCGGCGTCTTGCCGCCGGGGCTTTTCCAGAGACCCTTCGCCTCCATCCGGGCGATCATCTCCTTGGCCCGCATGGGCACCTCGGACGCGGCGAGCACCTGCGCTGCGGCATCGAGGGCGCTGACGCGCTTGGGCTTGGCTGCCTTCGCGGGCTTCGGGGGCTTGGCCTGCTTCGCGGTCTTCTCGCCCTTGCCCGTCACCGGGGTGGCGGGCTTCCCGTCCAAGCGGTCCTTGATCTCGGCGATCGCGGCCTTGCGAAGGCGATCCGTCTTGGCGGCTCCCTCGGCGCGGGCGGCGCTCTTGGACGTCTTGGGGGTGCGGGGCTTCGCGGCCTTCTTGGCCTTCGTACTCATGATCATCTCCAGAACGGTGGTGCGGAACACCGCCGCACGTTGCGGCGGGGAATCGCGTCCGGCGCGGTCTCCCGCGTCGTCGCGCGGGGTTCATTCGTCCTTGAGGAACTCCTCAACGTGCTCGGGGTCCATGTTCGCCATGAAGCCGACGAGGTTGACGAGGTCCTCGCGAACCTTGCCGAGGTTGCCGACCAACCCCCAGTTGGTCGGGGCGGCTACGTGCTCTTTGTCGTTGATGTCGAGGTGCATCTGCAGCACGTCGAGCAGGCGGGAAATGTCGTTCCGACGCGCCGCGTACATCTCGGCGGCGGTGGGTTCAGGCTTCGTGGTCTTGCGCTTCGTCATGGTCGTGCTCCTGTGGGTGGTACTCTGGTAAACAGTGAAGCCCGCGATTCGCGGGCTTCAGGTCGTGGGGCGGTTGTCGTTCTTGCGGTCCCAACTGGTCGTGTCCTTCGGCTCGCCGACCGCCGCGAGGTAGTCGATCAGGTCTCCGGCGTTCCATGTGTCGCCCTCGACCGCGTCGTGCTCGTTCGGCCCGTCGCGGCCGTCCCGGTCGATCTCGAAGAGGCGGAAGCCGCCGGTGTTCGTCGTGTCGATCGCCCATGTGCGTCCGTCGGGGGTGTGGACCTCGACGCTGGCGACGGTGAAGCCCCGGCGGCCCAGGGCGTTGGCGATCCCGATGGCGTTCTTCGTGCTGGTCTTCATCGCGTGGTTCTCCGTCGCGGGGTTCCGCCCCGCGTTGTGACACATGAAGCCATGACATCCGCGCACCGGCAAGGCGAATGCGCGAGGATTCGCCGTCAATCTCGCCCTTGTGGGCAACTACGCGGAACATGTGGGCAAGTGGCGAAACCGGCACGGATGGGAGGTCCGCGATGACTCCCGAACACGCGCCTAGTTCCGGGTCGGTCGGGGCGGCGGGTATGGCGCGGCTGAACCCCGCCGCGCTCCCCGTGGTGGACGCAGCCCGCGTGCTCACGCGGCTTGGTGGCAAGCCCGTCTCCGAAGCGATGCTCCGCGCCGACATCGATGCGGGCGCACCGGCGAACGCCGACGGCACGCTCAACCTCGTCCATTACGCCGCATGGCTGGTGAAGGAGACGAGTGCAGGTGGCGATTGATCCGCGCAAACTCAAGCCCGGCGAACTCGCGCGGCTGCTCAACAGCACGCCGATGGGCGAGGTGGTCAGCGAGCGGCAGCTCCACCGTCATCGCACGCGAGCCGGGTTCCGCGTCGCGGCGGATGGGGATGCGGGCAAGGTCGATCTGTTCCGGTACGTCGCTTGGCTGGTGACCACGAGGCACGAGGCGCTCGCGGAGGCAGCTCGTCAGCCGGAGGGCCTGACCGGGTACGAGGCGATGAAGGAGCGGGCGCGGCTCCGCAACGCTGTGCTCTCGCTCTCAGGGCGGGACATCGGCGACCTGCCACCTGTCGTTGATCCGGCGAGGAAGGAGAGGGCGGCGCGGGACTTCCGGTACTTCTGCGACACCTACTTCGCGCAGACGTTTCACCTGCCGTGGTCGCCGGATCACCTGCGGGTAGTCGCCAAGATCGAGCAGGCGGTGCTCGATGGCGGGCTGTTTGCGATGGCCATGCCGCGCGGCAGCGGCAAGACCAGCCTGTGTGAGGTTGCGTGCCTCTGGGCGATGCTGTACGGGCACCGCGACTTCGTGGCGCTGATCGGCTCCGACGAGGAGCACGCGGCGGGGATGCTGGAGTCGATCAAGGCGGAACTGGAAAACAGCGAGCTGCTCGCGGGCGAGTTCCCCGAGGTCTGCCACCCGATCCGCTCGCTGGAAGGCATCCACCAGCGGGCATCGGGGCAGCTCTACCAGGGGAAGCAGACGCACATCGGGTGGACAGCCCGAGAGATCGTGCTGCCGACGATCCCGGGCTCGCCGGGAGCGGGCGCCATCATCCGCGTGGCGGGCATCACCGGCCGCATCCGCGGCATGAAGCACAAGCGGGCGGATGGCACCTCGGCGCGGCCCTCGCTCGTGCTGATCGACGATCCGCAGACAGACGAGAGCGCCCGGTCGCCATCACAGTGCGCCAACCGTGAGCGCATTCTGGCCGGCGCGATCCTGGGGCTGGCCGGGCCTGGGAAGAAGATCGCCGGGTTGATGACGCTGACGGTGGTCCGCCCTGACGATCTTGCCGACCGCATCCTTGACCGCGACAAGCACCCGCAGTGGCAGGGCGAGCGGACGAAGATGATGTACGCCTTCCCCGTGCGGGAAGCGCTTTGGCATCGATATGCGGAGTTGCGTGCCGAGGGGCTGCGCCAAGAACGCGGTCTGGCGGACGCCACGGCGTTCTACGCCCAGCACCGAACGGCGATGGACGAGGGAGCGAGGATCGCCTGGCCGGACCGGTTCAACCACGACGAACTCTCGGCCGTGCAGCACGCGATGAACCTGAAGCTTCAGGACGAGGCGGCGTTCTTCGCGGAGTACCAGAACGAGCCGCTGCCCGAGGTGCAAGCGGCGGACGACCTGCTCACCGCCGACCAGATCGCGGCGAAGGTGAACGGGCAGGCCCGCGCCGAGGTGCCCATCGGCTGCACGCGCCTGACGATGTTCGTGGATGTGCAGGGGAAGGCCCTGTTCTACATCGTGGCGGCGTGGGAAGACGACTTCACCGGGTACATCATCGAGTACGGCACGGAGCCAGACCAGAAAGCGGCGTACTTCACGCTTCGAGACGTGCGCCGCACGCTCGGCATCGCCGCTCCCCGTGCTGGTGTGGAGGGCGCGATCTATGCGGGGCTGGAACGGCTCGTAGCGTCGCACCTGACCCGCGAGTGGCGGCGTGATGACGGCGCGATGGTGCGCATCGACCGCTGCCTGATCGACGCCAACTGGGGTTTGTCCACGGACGTGGTCTATCAGTTCTGCCGCCAGAGTCCGCACGCGGGCGTGCTCATGCCGAGCCACGGACGGTACGTCGGGGCGTCGAGCATCCCGTTCAGCGACTACAAGCGGAAGCGCGGCGACCGCGTGGGTCTGAATTGGCGCATCCCGGTCGTCACCGGCAAGCGGGCCGTGCGACATGTGGTGTTCGACACGAACTATTGGAAGTCGTTCGCGCACTCGCGGCTCGCCGTACCCATGGGTGACCCCGGCTGTCTATCCCTCTTCGGACAGAAGGCTGAGCAGCACCGGCTGCTCGCCGAGCACCTGACCAGCGAGTATCGCGTTATGACCGAGGGTCGCGGTCGCACCGTTGACGAGTGGAAGCTTCGCGTCGAAGGGCTGGACAACCACTGGCTCGATTGCCTCGTCGGGACGGCGGTAGCCGCATCGATGGAGGGAGCGGTGCTGTTCGGAACGGACACCCGAACCGCAGGCCGGCCACGGTTGAAACTCTCAGCGATCCAAGGAGGGCGACGCTGATGCCGCGAGTAAAGCGAGAATCGCAGTCGCCGGACGGCGAGAAGGTCGGCCTCGTCTGCCGGGGCTGCGGATGCCAGCACTTCCGCGTGGTATATGTGAAGCATCGACCCGGCGGCGTGGTGGTGCGTCGGCGGGAGTGCCGTCACTGCGGCAAATTGACCTTGACCCGCGAAACCCAAGTCGGCGGTTGATCTATCGACCGATCTTCCGGTCCGTTCGCCACTCTGTCAGCGGTTCGCGTAGATGGCCCGTAGACGCGGAGTATGCCGCGACTCGGAGCGATCATGCCGGACCCCACCCCCGATCTTGAGCAAGCGATCCGCGACAACGCGGCCGGTCCCGCCAAGGCTGCGGGCGACTCCGGCAGCGTTGAGCAGCATCCGATCCCGCACCAGATCGAGGCCGATCGGTACCTGGCGTCCAAGCAGGCGGCGAAATCGCCCGCGAAGGCGCTGCGCCTGACGCGGCTGATTCCCCCCGGCGCGGAGGGCGGATGATGCTCGGGCTCTTCCGATCCAAGCCAACGCCCCCCAAGCCTCACACCCATGTGAAGGGCGGGTTCATTCGCCGGTTCCTCCGGGCGGGGTTCGACTCCGCCGTCACCAACGACGGGAACCGGAAGCACTGGGCCAATGCCGACGGCCTGAGCGCCGACGCAGCGGCTTCTACCGAGGTGCGCCGCGTCCTCCGCAACCGCGCGCGGTACGAGGCAGCAAATAACTCCTACGCCAAGGGCATCGTTCTGACGCTCGCCAACGATGTGGTGGGCACCGGCCCGCGCTTGCAACTGCTCACCGAGGACGATGGAGGCAACGAACGGATCGAGCAGGCGTTCATGGCGTGGGCCAAGGCGGTCGGCCTGCCCGAGAAGCTCCGAACCATGCGGGCGTCCCGCGCCACAGACGGCGAGGTGTTCGCGGTACTCGTGAGCAATCCGCTCCTGCCCACCCCCGTCAAGCTGGACATCCGTCTCGTCGAAGCAGATCAGGTCACGACGCCGGACCTGTCGATCCTCGACGACAGCGCCGTGGATGGCATCGTGTTCGACGATGCGGGCAACCCGTCGGAGTACCACATCCTCAAGGGCCACCCGGGGGACACCCGCACCGGCTTCCTGGGGATCGAGTACGACCGCGTTCCCGCCGAAGCGGTCATCCACTATTTCCGTGCCGAGCGCCCGGGCCAAAGCCGGGGCGTGCCGGACATCACGCCGGCGCTCCCGCTCTTTGCGCAGTTGCGCCGCTTCACGCTCGCGGTGCTCGGCGCGGCTGAGACCGCCGCGGACTTCGCGGGCATCCTCTACACCGATGCGCCCGCGAACGGCGAGGCGGAGAGCGTCGAGCCGTTGGACGCCATCGAGCTCGAAGCTCGCTCACTGCTGACCATGCCGGGTGGTTGGAAGATGGCGCAGGTGCAGGCCGAGCAGCCCGCGACCACGTATGCCGAGTTCAAGCGCGAGATCCTCAATGAGATCGCCCGCTGCCTGAACATGCCGTTCAACGTCGCGGCGTGCAACTCCTCGGGGTACAACTACGCCTCGGGCCGCCTAGACCACCAGACGTACTTCAAGAGCATCCGCGTCGAGCAGGACCACATGGCGTGCGTCGTGCTCGATCGCCTGCTCGCGGCCTGGCTCCGTGAGGCGGTGATCGTCTCCGGCCTGCTGCCCCTCCGCATCCGAACACTCGTCGCCACCGGCGAGGGGCTCGCGCACCAGTGGTTTTGGGATGGGAACGAACACGTCGATCCCGCCAAGGAGGCGATGGCGCAGCAGACGCGGTTGTCGTCGCACACCACGACGCTGGCCAGCGAGTACGCCAAGCAGGGCCGCGACTGGGAGAGCGAGCTCCGCCAGCGCGCCAAGGAAGTCGCGCTGATGAAGGAGCTCGGACTGGTCGCCGAGCAAGTGCAGCCGCTCCAGCCGACGCCCGCGGGCGAGGAGGACGACCATGCCGAATGAGCGACTCCTGAATCTCTGCGCGCCCGTCGAAGGGTGGGTCGAAGCCGCCGCTACCGGCGATGCCAGCGCCCCGGCGCTCCGCCGGTTCTCCATGACGGCGTATACCGGCGGTCCCATGATGCTCGCGGGGTGGCCGCATCCGGTGGTGGTCGATCTGGCGGGCCTTCAGGTCGCGGGCGGGACGAAGAGTCGGCCCATCCTCAAAGACCACAATCGCTCCCTCATCGTCGGGCACACCGATGCGGTGCGTATCGAGGCCTCGCAGTTGCTGGTCTCCGGCGTCATCTCCGGCGCGGGACCCGTCGCGCGAGAGATCGTCGAAAGCAGCCGCAACGGGTTCCCGTGGCAGGCGTCGCTCGGCGCGATGGCGCAGCCGGGCGGGATGGAGTTCATTCCCAAAGGCAAGAAGGCGGCCGCCAACGGCCGCGAGTTCGAGGGACCGGTCCACATCGCCCGCCGCAGCGTGCTGGGCGAGGTGAGCTTCGTGGCCCTCGGTGCAGACGACAACACGACCGCGAGCGTCGCGGCGGCAGCGATCAAGGAGGACGACATGACGTTCGATCAGTGGCTCACCGCCAAGGGTTTCGATGCCGCCACGCTCAGCGACACCCAGAAGGCCAGCCTTCAGACGATGTTCGACGCGGAGCAGAAGGCGGACGCCGTCAGTGCAACCGCCGTGGAGACGGATTCTGGTGCCAACGACGTCATCGCGCGAATCCGCGCGGAGACCGCCACGGAGACCAAGCGCATCGCCGACGTGCGCCGCGTCTGCGCAGTCGGGGGTGGCAAGCACGCGGAGATCGAGGCGAAGGCAATCGCCGAGGGGTGGGACGTGACCAAGACCGAGCTCGCGGTGCTCCGCGCCGAGCGCCCGGCCCTGGCTTCGGGCGGGGTCCGCCGTGACGCGGACCCGGCCCAGGCGGGCCGTGCCATCGAAGCGGCGCTGTGCCTCTCGGCGGGCATCCCCGAAGACGCCGTCGCCAAGTGGTACGACCAGCGCACGATGAACGCCGCTGTGTCGGGCAATCTCAGCGGCGCGGGCATCCACAGCGTTCTGGCCTACGCGATCGAGGCGGCGGGCGGATCGGCCCGCATGCACCGGGTGGACAATGAGTTCATCCAGACCGCGTTCGAAGCGAACAAAGTGCTGCGCCGGCAGGAGCGCGAGATCCGCGCATCGAGCGGGTTCACGACCATCTCGCTGTCGGGCATCCTCTCAAACGTCGCCAACAAGACCATGCTCGCCGCTTACACGGCCGTCGAGAGCGTCGTCGCCATGTTCTGCGCCGAGGCGGACGTAAGCGACTTCAAGGAGGTCACCCGTTACCGGCTCACCGGCACCGGCGTCTTCGAGAAGGTCGGCCCCGACGGCGAGCTCAAGCACGCCGGGCTGTCCGAGCAGGCGTACACGAACAAGGTCGAGACGTTCGGCAAGATGTTCGCGCTGAACCGGCAGATGATGATCAACGACGACCTGGGAGCGTTCCTCCAGATTCCGCGCATCATCGGCCGCATGTCCGCGCTCAAGCGCGAGGAGGCGGTGTTCGAGCTGCTGCTGTCGAACCCCGCCGCGTTCTTCAGCGTCGGCAACAAGAACTTCATCTCCGGCGCGGCCACGAACCTGAGCATCGACTCGCTCACGCAGGCCGAGCAGGCGTTCCTCGACCAGACGGACACCGACGGCAAGCCCATCCTGCTGATCCCGTCGGTGCTCCTCGTCCCGTCGGCGCTGAAGGTCACGGCCCAGGTGCTCATGACCGAAACGCGGATCAACGAGACGACCACGACGGACAAGGGCAAGCCCGCCGTTAACCCGCATGCGGGCAAGTGGAAGCCGGTCGCCAGCCCCTATCTCAACGCGCAGGGCCTGTCGGGCGGCAGCGCCAAGGCGTGGTACCTGTTCGCCAACCCGGCGGACGTGGCCGCGATCGAGATCGCATACCTGCGCGGCAAGCGCACCCCGACGATCGAGAGCGGCGATACCGATTTCAACCAGCTCGGGATGCAGTGGCGCGGCTACTTCGACTTCGGAGTCGCCATGCAGGACTCCCGCGCGGCGGTCAAGAGCAAGGGTGAAGTCTGATGGCTGACGAAGTGCCGATCGGCAGCGGGACCGGCGGCGAGGTCGAACCCGGCGGTCCCGCAGGAGGTTCATTCATGCCAGCAAAGTTCATTCAGGATGGTGCAGCGCTCGATTACACCCCGGTCGCGGATACGCCCGCGGGCACGATCGTCGTGCAGAGCGAGTTGGTCGGGGTCACCCGAGTGGACCTCAAGGCGGGCCAACTCGGGTCGCTGGCGGTCACCGGCATCTTCGAGTTCCCCAAGGCCCTCGGCGTCGGCAGCGCGATTCCGATCGGGACGCTGACGTACTGGGACGCCGGAGGTCAGGTCGCCACCAAGAACGCGGCTGCCGGGGCCAACAAGCTCATCGGCAAGTGCATCAAGACCACCGTGGACGCGGACACGGTCGTTCGCGTGCGGATGTCGCAGTGATCGGAGTCTTCGGTGGGCGACCTGCTCGATCAAGGCTCCGCGTTCCTGGATGACCAGCGGCATCGGCACATGAGCCGGACCGTGGTCTACCGGCGGGGCGCGGCGGAGAAGGAGGTCCAGGCCACCATCGGCCGCACCGAGTTCGAGCAGGCCGACGACGCGGGGTTGATCCACCGGACGGAGTCACGGGACTTCCTGATCCGGACGGTGGACCTCGATCTTGGCTCTGGCCCGGTTCTCCCGCGGGCGGGCGACCAAGTGCGTGAGACGGCCGGGACGCAGGTGTTCGTGTACGAGGTCAACGCGCCGGGTGGGCAGCCGCCGTTCAGGTACAGCGATCCATACCGCAGGGTTCTTCGGATTCACACCAAGCACATCGCAACGGAGTCGGCATGACGAGCGGGAACGGACAGAACGGAACGAAGGCCCGGTGGGCGGGCGTGCTCGTCACGATCATCCTCGCCGCTGGCGCGATGACGATCCAGTGGGGCGTGGTCACCACCAAGCTCCAGCAGGTCGAGAAGCGGCTCGACGAGTTCATCGGCGAGGCCCGCTCTATCCGCGCCGACTACCAGTCGATGGAGCGCCGGGTGTCCTACCTCGAAGGCAAGGTTGCGGGCCTGAGCGCTGCGGCGGAAGCGGCGAGGGGAGGCCGTCCATGAGCACCATCGCCGCCATCGCCGACGCCGTCGCCGCGCACATCAACGCGGGCACGTTCTCGCAGCCGGTCAATCCCGTACGGGTGTACCAGCCCGCGTTCACGCTGGAGGACCTGGCGGACCTGCGGGTATCGGTCGTGCCGCGCACGGTCGGCATCACGGCCGCGAGCCGCGACAGCAGCACGTTCGAGTGCGTGGTGGATGTTGGCGTGCAGAAGAAGCTGCCCGCGGAAGCGGAGCAGGCCGAGATCGACGGGCTCCTCGATCTCGTGGAGGAGATCACCGATCACCTGCGGTTGAAGCGTCTGCCGAATGCCCCGGAAGCGGCATGGGCGGGCATTTCACACGAGCCGGTGGTGTCGAGCGAGTCGCTCGAGCAGCACCGGGTGTTTACGAGCGTGCTCAGCGTCACGTACAGGGTTCGGAGGTAGCCGTGCGGAATGTCATCGTCATCACGATCGACCTGGACAGCGCGGAAAAGCCGCTGTCAACGACGAAGCTTGTGGCGACGTTCACGCTCACGGCGTCGCACAAGAACACGCAGGACGCAACGCTGTCGGATGGCAAGGGCGGCGAGGTGCTGATGGCTCCGGGAACGCAGTACCCGTTCGAGCGGACCAACCTGGCGGACCTCCAGGTACGGAGCAAGGCGGGCGAGACCATGTACGTTGTCGGCCACACGGCCGGATAGAGCAGGAGAACGACGATGGCGATCAAACTAGGCATGGAAGCGAAGCTGCTCTACAAGGTCGGCGGTCAGGCCGGCGGTGGAGCGTGGGTGGTCCTGGGCAACGCCCGGGATGTGACGCTGAACCTCGAGGCAGGCGAAGCGGACGTGACGACCCGGGCCAACAGCGGCTGGCGGGCCACCGTCGCCACGCTCAAGGAGGCGAGCGTTGAGTTCGAGATGGTGTGGGACACGGCGGATGCCGGGTTCACTGCGATCAAGAACGCGTTCTTCGGCAATGACCCCATCGGCTTTCAGATCCTGGACGAGACCAGCGGACAGGGACTCCAGGCGGACTTCTCTATCACCAACTTCTCGCGGAACGAGGCGCTGGAGGAGGCGATCACCGTGTCGGTCACCGCCAAGGTGACGTACTCGGCGACGGCGCCTTCATGGATCGGCGGCTGAGTCCTGTCCGATCGCTGTCGGAGTGGCGTCGGATTCCTGTCGGGTCCTGATTCACGGAGGCACGGATGCAGTCATTCAAGGACAACCAAGGGCGGCAGTGGTCGGTCGAGATCAACGTCACCGCCATCAAGCGCGTGCGCGGCCTCACCGGCGAGGACCTCATGCAGGTCATCGAAGGCACGCTGATCGAGAAGCTGATCCGCGATCCCGTCCTGCTCTGCGATGTGGTCTACGCCATCTGCAAGCCCGAAGCGGACGCCCGGAACGTCTCGGATGAGGATTTCGGCAAGTCGATGGCCGGTGACGCGATCGAAGCCGCGACCACGGCGGTGCTGGAGGAGCTCGTGGGTTTCTGCCCGAGCCCGAGGGACCGGGCCAACCTCGGGCGGGTGCTCCAGGCCACGCGGAAGGTGATGGACCGGGCTCGGGACCTGGTGGAGAAGAAACTCGACAGCGGGGAACTGGATCGGCTGGCGGACCGCCTGCTGGCCGAGGGATCACCGGAAGCGACTGCTGGAAGCTCGTCCATCAGTGCGCCGGAATCCTCGGCATCGACCCCGGCCCCCTGACACTCCGTGATCTGGTGGCGATGCTCGACGGCAAGCAGCGCCACGACTGGTCGATCGCCTCCGCCGTCATGGCGCTCGTCGCCAACATCCACCGCGACGCCAAGCGATCCCGCCGACTCAACCCCAGCCACTTCGACCCCTTCGCCAAGCGCCAGCGACCCATCAAAGTCGGCGTGTCGGTCCTCAAGGACGTGTTCATCGACGGCAAGATGCCGCAGGAGGCTCACGGATGAAGTTCCTCAGCTCGCTTTCCACCCGCCATTACATCTACATCGTCGGTCTGCTGCTCATGGCGCTCGTGCTCACGTCGTGCGCGGGCTTTGACCTGGGCGACCTCGTGAAGGTCAAGACGCCCAACACCATCCAGCAGACCACCGGCCTGCCGTCCACGCTCAGCCTGAACGAGGCCGAGGTCGAGTACCAGAACTGGTTCAACCAGACGCAGACGACCGGCGCGCAGTGGAAGGGCAACATCGAGAAGGCCGGCGAGCTCCGCGGCCTGTTCAGCCAGCTCACGCTGTCGGCCCTCGACACTGTCGGGCCAACGGTCGCGGGCTTGCCTGTGCTCGGCCCGGCGCTGCCGGCGCTCACCGGGATCGTCGGCTTGTTCATCGGCTCGGGCCGGCTCCGCAAGGAGAAGGAGGCGTCGTTCAACAAGGGCCTGGAAAAGGGCAGCGGCCTCGCTGGAAGCACGCCCGCGGGCGGGAGCGGCGCGTGATCACCATGCGGATCAAGGACATGTTCTTCGACCGCGCGGCGGTGGTCCGCGCGGTCGACGGTGCCAAGCGGAAGGTGCTCAGCAAGGCCGGCGCATTCATCCGCACCGCGGCCCGCACGAGCATCCGCAAGCGCAAGAGCTCCGCGCCCGCGGGCAAGCCTCCCCACTCGCACGAGGGGAGCCTGCGTCGACTGATCCTCTTCGGGTACGACAAGGCGGCCGACTCCGTAGTCGTCGGCCCCGTGGGGTTCAAGAAGAGCGTCGCTCCCAACGTGCTGGAGTACGGCGGCGACACCGTCGTGCTGCGGCGCAGGGGCGGGAAGCTCACATCCCAGAGAGTCAAGATCGCCGCGCGGCCATACATGGCCCCCGCGCTGGAGCAGGAGCGGCCGAAGCTGCCGCTGCTGTGGCGGAACTCCATTCGGAAGGGAGCCTGATCGGTGGCCGACACGCGGGGCATTCGGGCTGGACGGGCCTTCGTCGAACTCGGCGTGAGCGACAAGCTCACGGCCGGGCTTCGCCGCGCCCAGAAGCAGCTCGAAGCCTTCGGCGCTGGCCTGCGGTCGGTCGGCACCCGGCTCGCGGGAATTGGCGCGGGGGCGGTCGCGGCGCTGCTCGGCACGGCCAAGGCCTTCTCTGACACGGGCGACATGCTCGACAAGATGAGCCAGCGGACCGGCGTGAGCGTGGAGGCCCTGTCCGAGTTGGGCTTTGCGGCCGACCTCTCCGGCACCGACCTGGAAACCCTGGAGGCCGGGCTCCGCAACATGCAGCGGACGCTCACAGGAGCGGCGCAGGGGTCGGCGTCCGCGGGCGACGCCCTCGGGCGGCTTGGCCTGACGGCCGCACAGCTGGCGGGCCTCGCTCCGGACGAGCAGTTCAAGGTCCTCGCGGAGCGCATCTCGCAGGTGCGCGACCCCGCCCTCCGCGCGGCGCTGGCGATGGAGGTCTTCGGCAAGGCCGGAACGAAGCTCCTGCCGCTCATGGCGGACGGCGCGGCGGGCATCGAGGCGATGCAGGAAGAGGCTCGGCGCCTCGGCCTCACCGTCAGCACCGAGACCGCCCGCGACGCCGCCGCGCTCAACGACGCGCTCGGCACCCTCTGGAAGGTGCTCAAGCAGGGCGTGTTCACCATCGGCGGGGCGCTCGCGCCGACGCTTAAGGACCTCGCGGAGCGGATCACCCGCATCGTCGTGAGCGTCACCACCTGGATCAAGGCGAACCGCGAGACGGTCGTGTGGGCTCTCAAGATCGCGGCCGCCCTCGCCGTGACGGGCATCGCCATCGTGGCGCTGGGCTACATCATCTCCGGCATCGGCGCGACCATCGGCATCGTCGCGGGTGTGATCGGCGGCATCGGAACGGCCTTTAGCCTGATCGGGGCCGCCATCGCGGCGATCCTGTCGCCGGTCGGGTTGGCGATCGCCGCGATCGTGGCACTCGGCGGCGTGCTCCTCGTCACCACCGGTGCCGGCGGCGAGGCCCTCACCTGGCTCGGCGAGCAGTTCACGCGCCTGCGGGACTGGGTGACCAAGGTTGTCGGCGGTATCTCCGATGCCCTCGCGGCGGGCGACATCGCACTGGCCGCCGAGATCCTGTGGCTGTCGCTGAAGGTCGTCTGGCAGCAGGGCGTCGCGGCGCTGAACAAGGTCTGGCTGGAGGCCAAGGAGTTCTTCGTCTCCACCGCCTACGGCATGTGGTACGGGGCGCTCGCCGCCGCGGAGATCGTCTTCCACGCCCTTGAGATCGCGTGGATCGAGACCACGTCGTTCCTGTCCAAGACCTGGACCAACTTCACCACCGGCTTCCAGCAGGTCTGGGAGTCCGCATCGTCCTGGGTCGCCAAGCGGATGCTGGAGATCCAGGGGCTGTTCGACTCCGGGCTCGACGTGGACGCCGCGAAGAGGGCCGTCGATGATCAACTCGAAACCCGCCTGGCGGAACTGGAGAGCGCGGCCCAGCGGCAGGTGGCCGAGCGCGAGGGACAGCGCGCCGCCGAGCGCGAGCAGGCCGCCGCCCTGCACGAGGCAACCCTCGCTGGGATCGGTCGTGACTTTGAGGAGGCCCAGGCCGCGCTCAAGACGAACACGGAGGCGGGGCTCTCGGAGTCGCAAGCGGCGCTGGAGGCCGCCAAGCAGAAGCTCGCCGACGCCATCGAGCAGGCCCGCCAGAAGCGAGAGGCGGCGGATGCCGAAGGCGGCCCCGGCCGGACGCCGCGCGACCTGATGGCCGAGTTCGAGGACCGTCTCGCAGGGCTCGGCGAGGTCATCGGCAAGGGGATCAGCGTGCGGGGCACGTTCAACGCCCGCGCTGCGCAGGGACTGGAGTCCGACGGCGGAGCCGCCGAGCGCACCGCCCGGGCCACGGAGCAGACCGCCAAGCACACGAAGCGTCTGGCCGACGCCGCGCAGAGCGGCGGCCTGACTTTCGCGTAAGGAGAAATGTTCGTGGCGATCACGGTGACGGAGAAGTTCGAGAGCCGCAAGTCCACCAAGGGCGACAACCCTTCGGCGGAACTGGTCTACACCGTGCGCGGGACCAACGACGACCTCGCGGCCCGCAACGCCGCCGAGACGACCAGCCCCGCGACCTATGACGGCCAGCCCCGGCAATCCACCTCCGTCGAGCCTGTCGGCGATGAACTGTGGGAGGCCGTCATCCGGTACGGGAAGGCCCAAGGAGGCTCGCTCCCCGAGCCGGGCGAGAGCATCTTCTCTTTCGACACCGGCGGCGGCACGCAGCACATCACCCAGAGCAAGGACACTGTCTCCTCGCACGCGCCCTCGGGCTCGTCGCCACCGGACTTCGGCGGCGCGATCGGCGTCACCGCAGACGGTGTCGAAGGCGTGGACATCACCGTCCCGGTGTTCCAGTTCTCCGAGACGCACTACTTCACCAACGACCAGGTGACGCCCTCGTACAAGGGCACGCTCTTCACGCTCACCGGCAAGGTGAACTCGGGCGCGTTCAAGGGGTTTCAGGCGGGCGAGGTGCTGTTCCTCGGTGCATCGGGCGCGCGGCGCGGTACCGACCCCGACGACGACTGGGAAATCACGTTCCGGTTCGCGGCCAGTCCCAACGCCACGGGCATCTCCGTTGGTGACATCAGCGGCATCAGCAAAAAGGGCTGGGAATACCTCTGGGTGCGGTACGCCGACCAGGAGGACACCGGGTCGCACGCGATCGTGAAGCGCCCGGTCGCGGCGTATGTCGAGCGCGTGTACGACGAGGGCAGCTTCGCCGGATTGGGAATCTGACCCCCACCCCCCCACGAGGAGACGCATGGGCGACGTGTTCCGCAAAGTCCGGTCCGGCCAACCCCTCCGCATCCCCGCGGCGGCGTACAACGCCTTCGTCGATGCGGCGGTCGATCTGCGCCGACGCGAGCGTAACGCGAACGCCGGGCCAGCGCTGGAGCCAGCGCAGCGCGGCATCGTGCTGGTCCGCAACGACTCCGACGACGACATCGAGCCGTACCACGCGCTGGCCATCACCGGCGTTCTGGTCCAGCCCGACAACGAGGACCAGGAGCGGACGTTCCATAGCCGCACGCCGCTGACGGGGGAGATCGCCACCGAGGAATCGCCGTCGCTCTCGTTCGTTCTGGCGCTCCAGCCGATCAAGTCGGGCGAACTCGGACGGTGCGTGCTCACGGGTGTGACGCCCGCGCGGGTCTTCATCACCAACGAGACTGATACGACGTGCGAGCTGGCTCCCGAGGAGACCATGCTGGCTAGCACGCCCATTGGCGGCATCCCGATCCTGTGGAAGGAAGAGGGCACCGGCGAGAAGTGGGCCGTCATCGAGATGGGCCAGCCGTCACCCGGCCGCGTCACCGCCATCCTCGGCGCAGCGCAGCCCATCCCCACCGAGAACAACCGCTGGCGCTACCCGTGGGTGGAGGCCCGGATCGACGGCGATCCCGGCAGCGATACCTATCTGCGGTATGTGCCCGTGCCGGAGGGACTGTCGTCGCAACTGGCCGGTGGCGGTGAGGACCCGACGCGGCTGGCGATCAACCGCTTCGAGGCCCACCACATGAACGACTTCGACCCCGGCTCGGGGTTCGGCGGCCTGCTGGGACTCGGTCCGGTCTGCGAACTGCCGGGTGTGCTCCCCAAGTGCCCGCCCGCGCGGTCGCTCAAGCCCAGGCTCGTTCCCATCCCCAAGGGGGTTTGCGTGCAGCTTACCTGCGAGCGGAACAGCAAGGGCAGGCCGGTGTGGGTGTTTGAGGCGATGAGCCTGATCGAGATCGCCGACCCGGCCGACGAAGATCGCAAGTTCAACATCTACATCGAGGGAGGCGCATGACTACGACTCCCGCCCCAATCAAGCCGACCATCGACGCCCGCCGCGAGCACGAGCGAAAGAAGTACGTCGCGCTGGCCGCGCGGCCCGCTGCGCTCGGAACTGGGTACGGCGCAACCAACCACGGCGCGGCGGCTTTCCCACTGGTGCAGCGGCTGAAGCCCCGCTTCGTGGTGGACTTCGGGTGCGGGCGGAACGACTTCATCGGCGCGTTGCGACGGGTCGGGATCGACGGGCTCGGCATCGACTTCGCCTTCCCCGAAGCGGACATCCCGCGCGCGATGCACAAGACCGGCCTGCTCGATGGCGTGGCTGACGTGGTCACGAGCTTCGATGCTCTGGAGCACCTGCTCCCCGAGGACGTGGACGCGGTGCTCGCGGAGATGCGGCGTGTCGGCCGCCCCAAGGCGCACTTCGTGTTCTCGATCTGCACGCGCCCGAGCCGGACCACCGTCGCCGGCGAGGGTCTGCATCCGACCGTGCGACCGCTGGCGTGGTGGCTGGAGCGCATTGGCCGCGTCGGCACGGTGACGGCACCGAGGGCCGAGGGTCGGTACGTCGTCGGTCGGTTCGCCGCCAAGGAGGGCTGCGGCTGTGCGTGAGAACCAGTCGGACATCGCGGCGCTTCAGGCGGGGCTCAAGGCGCGGAAGCCCGCGCGGGACGGCCTGCGCCTCTACACCGCCGACTTCGACTCCGTGTCACTCGAGGGGTTCTATCGCGGGCGCTCGGCGTTTCTGATCCTGTCGGGGCCGTCGCTCACACAGGTGGACCTCCCACAGCTCAACAAGCGCGGCATCGTCACGATGGGGGTGAACAACTCCTGGTCCGTTCACCGGCCCACGCTCTGGACGTGCGTGGACGACCCGGGTCGCTTCATCGACACCGGCTGGAAAGACCCCGGCATCCTGAAGTTCGTGCCGACATGCTGCTGGGACAAGCGGCTCCGCATCCAGAACCCCGACGGCACCATGCGCAACAGCGCCTTCCGAGTCCGGCAGATGCCGAGCGTCCTGTTCTTCCGCCGCGCCGACCACTTCGACCATGAGCGGTTCCTGACGGGCGATTCGGTTCCGTGGGGGAACGACGCCAAGCACGCGGACTCGCTCGGGATCACGGGCAAGCGGAGCGTCATGCTCGTGGCGCTGCGACTGCTCCACCACCTGGGCTTTGGCACGGTGTACCTGCTCGGCTGCGATTTCAAGATGGCGACCGACCGCAAGTACGCGTTCGACGAGCACCGCGCCCCGAACGCCATCCGGCACAACAACGTCCTGTACGACTCGCTGGCCCGCCGCTTCGAGGCGCTGCGTCCGCACTTCGACAAGCACCGGTTTCGCGTGATCAACTGCTCGCCGGGAAGCGAGCTCCAGGCGTTCGACCGCATGGACTTCGACGCGGCGGTGAAGGCCGCGTCCGCCGAGTGCGGGAAGCCCGTGAGCACGCAGGGCTGGTACGAACCGAACCCGAAGCCCCAGGAGGCCGCCCGATGAGCGACGGCCCGACCCGATACTACTTATACATCCCCGTGTGGGCGACGGGTCGTCCGCCGACGGGCGGCGGGTCGAGCAACTACTCCACGCCCTCGGGTTCGACGCCCGAGAGCACCTACTCGACGCCGACCAGCACGCCGAGCATGCCTTCGAGCTACTCGACGACTGGCGATGTCATCTACACGACCGGCCCGAGCGGGACGCCCACGCTCACGTTCTACACCACCGGCGCCTTCACGAGCAACACGTCGGGCACGACGCACACGCCGTCCAGCAGCGGGTCGAGCGATTCCATGTCCTCGGGGTCGTCGGGTTCGAGCAGCGGTACGCCGACATCCTCGTCGGGAAGTTCGTCATCGGGATCGATGTCGTCCAGCGGATCGTCCTCCTCCGGATCATCTTCGAGCGGGTCGTCCAGCAGCGGGTCCGGCTCTTCGGGCGGATCGGGTTCGTCCAGCGGATCGGGGTCGTCTGCCTCGGGGAGCAGCGGTCAGAGCAGCGGCATGTCCAGCGGTGCTTCCTCGGGTGCCAGCAGCGGCATGAGTTCCGGAGCCTCGTCCGGCGCCTCCTCCGGAGGATCATCCGGCGGCGGCTCGTCTGGTGGAGGCTCGTCCGGCGGCGGTGGTTCGAGCGGTGGCGGCTCCGGTCCAGGTGGGTCCGGTCCCGGCGGCTCGGGACCGGGCGGGAGCGGGCCGGGTTCTGGCCCGGGCAGCAACTGCCTCCTCTTCGGCACCCTTGTGCGGCTCGAGGACGGCCGCCTCACGCCCATCGAGAATCTCAAGCCCGGCGATCGCGTGGCATCCATTCAGGTGCCCGGCCTCGAGGTCGATGTGCCCTACCGCGCCCAGTACAACTGGCTCTCGCACCACGGGCTGCATGGCGCGACGCCCGTCGTCGCGCGCGTGGCCAGCATCCGACTCGGCGAGCACCACGGCTTCATGGTCATCAACCGCCGCCTAAAGGCGACGCCCGAGCACCCGTTCATGATCCGCCGCGGCGACGAGTGGGGCTTCGCGTCCGCCGAGTTCATCCAGCCCGGCGACTTCCTGATCGACGAGCACATGAACGAGGAAGCGGTCGAGTCGGTCGTCCGAATCGACGCGCCCACCCGCACCGTCGCCATCCACATCCCCGGAACGAACACGCTCCTTGCCGAGGGTGTCTGGGTCCACAACGACATGCCCGCGACCGCCCAGAGTTCCGGCTCCGGCAGCGCTTCGTCCGGATCAGGTTCCGGCTCCGGGAGTGGGTCCGCCTCCGGCTCGGGATCGGGGTCCATGTCCGGGTCGAGCAGCGGTTCGTCCAGCAGCGGCTCTTCGTCCGGGAGCAAATCCAGCGGGTCGTCGTCGTTCTCGACCTCTGGCTCGATGTCCGGATCGTCCTCGTCTTCCGGCAGCGGATCGGGCAGCATGAGCGGATCGAGTTCCAGCGGTGGCGGAACGGGGACGTTCTCGATCTGA